TAATTAATTCACCACGAGCAATAAGTTTTTCAATGGTTGCTTTGATAAGTTTATCTCCATCATTAAAGATTCTATTGAAGAGTTCAGGTTCCTCAGTAGAGAATCTATCAAGATTGCTTTCTTTGATAAGTTTATTTTCAGCAAGCGAAGGCATAACAGGTAAGTTCTTCGCAAGAGCATACTGAATATAAACTGCTTCAAATACAGTATTATCACCAATACAAGTAACATAATTTGCTTTAGCTTTGTTAATAGCATTGCGCTTACGCTCTGCATTGGCAGCCTCTTTAGCATCATCACGGAAGTAAAATCTAACATTAGAATCAATGTTAACAAAAGCAGGGTCCTTAGCAACATCGTTATAAAGAAGACAATGACGATACATCAAATAATCTTCAACATCGATAGGAATACCATACTTATGTTTTTCACTTTCAAGTGCATTAAGGCGATTAATCTTTAACTGAAGAGCACGACGCAGAGCTATAATATCATTACGAGGAGTGGCATCATATTCTGCGTTTATTTTATCCTCTTCTTCTTTAAAATGGAGATAATCTCGTTTAGTATTATATCTGAAAGAGATATTGAAAGTTTTACCATTTTTATCAACCTTAACCATAATATTATTAAGATATTGCTTTACACGAGTAAAGAAATTCTCGTTATTAGCAGATACCCCAATAAGATTAGGAAAGTATGCAGCAATTTCATCTTTATTACCAGCAAGTGTACGAGAAGAAGTAACTGAACTACCAATATAGCTAACTTGTTCAAGTAAAGCTTTACTATTTACTCGACGATATAAAGAATAATCTTGTACACGAGCAATAGTTACAGTTCTTTCATCTACATAAGCATAATCCAGACTCTTATCATCTACAGGAGTTTTAGGAGCTTCATTTGCTTGAGATGTAGCAGCAGGAGCTGGATTATTCTGTTTATTAATTCCATTATCCGCACCAGCGGCTGAAAATTGGAAACCAGTACCAGGCATAATTTATTAAGGTTTAAAAATGATTAAAGAGCGCATTCCATTAAGAACATCTTAGTGGCGTTATCCACTTGCAGACCGAGAGAGGACTTAACCTCGTAACGAGCCATATCGATTTCAGTAGAAGCATGATTGGTATTAGGAAGACCCCAGCATGCAGGAATATCAGTCATACCCTCAATAACTTTGGTCTTATTAATCTGACCTTTCATACGAGCTACACGAACATTTTGATGCCCATTATAGGAAGAGAAGTCAATAAAGCAAGCGCGGTGAGAAGTCATAGGATAACCAGTACGAGGATGGATAAATCCATTCTGTTTAGCAGCTTCAGCAATAGTACCCTTATCGAAAAAAGCACAATGCTTAGCAGTAATCGTATGACCTTCAACAGTCTTATATTTACGGAAGTAAGCACCATATTCCATATTATCAGGAGAACCTTGAATTTCCTTTTCACCAAGAGGAGTAAGGAAACCATTTTCTTTAGCATCCTGCTTAATACCTTCATCGAAATCCTCAAGGAAACCTTTACCACCGAAGAGAACAATGTTCATCTTACCAGTGTCAGTATCGCGCTCAAGAATATCACCAACAGTTCTCTTAATCTTAGTAAGAGGCAGATATTCACCATAAGTATCATAGTTATTCTCACGGCAAATTTCTAACATACCTGCGGTGTGAGGAATGGGTTTACCATTATCACGGTCTTTAAGAGTAATTTCACCCTGTGCATTACGGTTATATTCAGCAAGCCACAGACGCTCTTCAATAGCAACACGCTTAGCAATTTCAAATTGGCGCATTTCCTCGTTAATCCACAGCTTAGAAGTACCACCAGTAGAAGAACTCTTAAATTCATATTCAGTAATGACATTAGCAAGATTACCAGCAATTTCTTTAGAGAAACGATGGAACTCAAGCTGAGAAGTCATACTGCCAGGACCCATAGAATTACTACGATTACCCTTAGAATAAGACTCACTAACAGTAGGGGCACCCTGAGACCAATACTTACCTTTAGCAAGGAATTCAGGATTTACATAAGCATTAGGATTAGGATTGGTAAGTTTAAGGATGTAACCATATCCATAAGGAGATTCACCAAGGTCTTTCTGAACACGAACCTGAGTTTTAGCATCAGGACCAATCAGACTATATTGTTCAATGAACCAATGGGTTGCAAAGTGAACTTCAAATTCAGTACCACCTTTACCAGGAGTAGTATTTGCAGTGTTGAAATAAGTTACATAATCAGTAAACTTCATACGACCCATAGTCTTCCAAGTCCACTGAACAGTAGCAATATCAACAGTACCAACACTACCTTGACCTTCCGTCATAAAAGTAAGAGGGAAACGGTCATCATCCATACCATAGTTATAGGTAAGGAAAGAGTTAATTTCAACAGGTTTCTGAAGCTGGAGATAAGCAATAGATTCCTCATTACTATAACCTCTATCTTCATAATGACCTTGGGAAATAACCCTCATTTTATCCATCGCCATAGTTAATAACAAAAAGATAATTAGTTAAACATTAATAGCCAAAATTTTCTTGATTTTGACCAGTATTATTGTTATTTGCGGGAGGGGTTATTCTCATTGTTCCAGCAGGTTTACGGCCTTTAATTTGAAGTTTAAGTATTCTAACTTTATCTTCATTGATTGCCATTTTAACTAAATCTGCATAAGTTCCTCCAGTAAATTTAAGGTACGCACGGAGAATTTCATCTTGAAGAGCATCTTCAGGTTTTGTAGCTTTTACATCCCTTGCATAAGCTGTAAGACCATCTTTATCTGTACGATATAAATAGTTGAAGAAATCATTAGAAGTTACACTAAGTTTTTTTCCATCGCGTTCAACGATAATGGTTTCAGGAATTTCATAACCAGCAATCTTACGACTGTCAATAACCTGTTTAACACCATTCCAATATTTAGTGGATTCTTCAACTAATTTGGCTTGTTCAGCTTTTGCATCATCTTCAAGTTTTTTAGCATAAGCTTTATCCTTTTCGACTAAAGCTTCAAGCTCTTCTTTTGCTGTAGCAGCAAGAGTACCTTGAGATTTAAGGAAAGCAATATAATTATCTACATTACCTTTACGACCATCTTCTTTCCATGCAGTCCTAATAATTGTTTCTTGCTGAGCTTCATTGTTATCATCAATTTGTATATTACTTCTATCAGGAATTTGATTATATCCTTCAAGAGAATTTCCATTTGCAATATAAAAGTCAATCATTGGCTTAACAAAAGGAAATCTTTCATACAAAGTGTTGATTGCAGCATCAGCGATTTCTTCTCTACCGGTTTCAATAGCATCTTTGACAAAAGCAGTTACGCCTTCAGGAGTATTTTCATATTCAACAGGTTTACCCTCTTCATCAATAATTTCTAAATCAAGAGCTTTGGCTATATTGGAAATATTTAAATCTTTATCATTATCTTCTTCAGAAACTTCAAAAGACTTAATCCAATCAGCAACCTCATCTGCCTTTTTGAAAACTTCTCCCTTGTCATTGACAACATCACCAGTTTCGTTAATTGTATATTTAGTATCTTCTACTTCAAATGTTGTACCAACTTTATATTCATGAGGAAATTCATGATTTTCACCATTGTTGTTATTATTGTTGTTATTGTTGTTATTATTATTGTTATTATTATTATTTTCAGAACCACCATTATTTTCACCACCAGCATTAATATCTTCAATTGGATTACCATTTGCATCAACCTTAACTTCCTTACCAGAACCAAGGTCGGTTTTTTGTTCTCCCCCACCGGGATTTTCAGCAGCAGCAGCAGAACTACCACCACCACCATAACCAAAATCAGGAATAGGCATAATTAAATTGTTTTTAAGATTAATAATAGAACGACTATTTGATACAATATTAATAAATTTATCTATAAAATGAAATATAGCAACAATATTAATTATAAATAAATCCCTATATATAATATACTGCTATACCCAGCACTTTTGACTTGCAAGCCAAAATTAAGCCCTCTGACAAACTTTAATCCAGCAAATGAACACTCCTACATAAATACATATAAAGTTAAAATCTGAGGACTTTAGCCACCAAAGAAAGCAAAATAAAGCCGCACTTGCTTTGTCGGCTGACTGCAAATGCGGCTAAAAATTACTTTTTAGTAGTAGGTTTAGGTCTTGTTTTAGCTATTTGAACCTTAGCTTTAATATCTTTTTCTTTAACTTGTCTATCTCTTTCTTTATTATAATTATCAGCAGCTATTCTATCTCGTTCAACTTGAAGTTTTTCTCGTTCAATTTGATTCTTAGCTTGAACTATTCGTTCAGCAGACTCATCTTTCATCTCCTGAGGCAAATCATTAGGATAAGAAAGTCTATTAGCATCCGCCTGTATAAGAGCAATTTCTTTCTTAATAAGACCTTCAAGTTCTTTAGTGGCTCTATCTTGTTCACCTTGAGCAGCAATTTGTTCAAGTTTAAACTCTTCTTGCATTTGTGCTAATTGCTGGTCTAATTGCTTTAACTCTATTTCATGTTGTTCTTTGGATTGCTGATATTGATTAATAAGTTTCTTAATAGAAGCAACATTATCACCTTCAATAGCGGCTATAGCCATATTAGAATCTCCGTTTTGAGCAGCACTAAAAGCAAATTGGCGAAGTTGTTCAAGTTTTTCTTTTTCTATAACAGAATTCTTAGCTTTAATAGCATAATCTGCATAAACATGATTATTTACATTAAGGCTAATATAAGATACAGAACCATCAGGTTTACGATAAGTAGTATCAAGCCCATCAATCCAAGCAAGTTTCGTAAAGTCTAAATCACGAGCATAATCCCTTTCACGAAGACTATCCATTCTAAATTCAAGAATTACCGAACCCATAGAACCACGAACAATAGCTTCCTCAGTAACACCTTTACCTGCACTATTAGCAATTTCTCCATAACGCTGAGGAGTCATATCAGCTTTCAGTTTAGCTGTATTTTCTACATCAGCAAGAAGATTAGTTAATTGTGCAATATAATCGCCAATAGAAGCATTGAGCATACGAACTTGTTGAGCTCTAAGCATACCTTGGTCATTACTATCATCAATATATAAAACACCATCAGCAAGCATTTTATAAATAGTATCTTCTGGAACTTTGCCAAGTAATGATTTAGCAACAAGAAGAATACTAAGTTTATTTTTTGCAAGAACCATTTCTCGATGATATGCAACAATATTATAAAATACTTGATAAGGAGTAATTAAATCAATAATACTAAATTTACCAAATCCAGGTAATAATTCTGTTATACCATTATAAGGAAGTTTACCATTTCTTTCATATGCAACAGGACGACACTTATAAGGATAAATAGCTGTTGCACGAGCACCAATACGAACACCTTCATATACTTGAGGTCTATATTCATATTCTATAGAAATATCACCAAGTTGAGGATTTAATTCATAATCTTCTTCTTCAATTCTTTGAGAAATTATACCAGCTTGAGTAACAAAAGTTACAATAGCAACACGAGCTTCACCTCTCCAAACTACATGCCAAACATCATACATATCAGAATTTAAATCTCTAAAAAGATTTGGTTTATTATTAAATTTAGTTACTTCATCTTTACCAAACTTATTACAAACATTTCCTAAATAATATTGAAGTCTACTATAGCTTAAATCTGGTGTAGGATTAGAAGTATGACGAGCATAATAAGTATCAAGAAATTCAAGTTCTTTTTCACTTAAATATTCTCCAAATTCATCTATAATTTGTTGATATGTAAGTTTTCGTCTTTCAGCAAACATATCATAATCTTCAACAAATAATGAATCATTTGGAATAGGAAAAGCATCACGAGGATGAACAACTCTTTTAACTAATTTATCACCATTAACATCAGAATATGTATAACAACGACCAAAAGCTACAAAATGAAAATAAGCAGTTGCATATAATAATGCATCATCGGTAATATCTCGTATAACATTAAGAAGCTCTTGACCTTGTGCAGAAATATCATCTATATAATTTTCTTGAAAATCTTTGGTGAAAGCTTCAATATCAATTTGTTCTTGAGGATTAAATTCTTTAGGATTTCCTCCTTCTTGAATAAATTGATTATAACTTTGCATTAATTTTTGAGCAATAGCGTTTTGAACAAGTTTTGTAACTT